TAAATAAGCGTCATCCGATTTATTGAACCGTAGCGATCCTTCAATATTATTTGGGTAAAATCCCCGTGAAGAGGATTGCATTGCGTGACCTTGAATGATCGCCATAAGTTATGAACCTTCAGTAAGAGCCGGTGTAGCTGACAGGTAGACGTTTGTTCCATCTGGGCAGTAGTACGACATGAGGTACGTCCCTGCGACATTGATGGTTGTGAGGTCAGCATCAGACAAGAATACGTCAGCCGCCACAGTGATAACCTGTGGTGTTGTATTCACAAGCAAGATCATGCCTGTCTGCCCTGCTGTCTCATTGGTGAACGCTAGGTCAATCGCACCTGTTGGTGTGCAAGTGAAGTAGTTACTTGCATTGAGATCAAAGCTACCGTCATTGTCGGCAGTCACAGTACCACGCTGTGAAGCAGTGAAGCTCTGCGCTACGTCAGTCTTGGCTGTGTCAGCGTCGTAGGCTTGGACTGTGGAGCCGATGTCAGAGGTAATAACAATTGATGTTCCCAAGTTACTAATCTGAGATTCAGTGATACTAGCATTTGCATTGACATATGTTTGTACATCAGTCATTGCAACTTGCTTCATGACACCCGCATCGTTGACGATTGTTCTATCAGCATCTACAAGCGTTGTCGATGTAGCAGTTGTGTCACCATCAAGGATATTAAATTCAGCAGTGCTAGATGTGACATTGTCTAACTTATTTAATTCCGCCGCAGTCGCATTAATACCAAGATCAGACAGTGTAGAAACAGTACCCGTTCCTTTAGCATCTAACTGAGTTTGGATGTTAGATGTAACACCGTCTACATAATTTAACTCAGTCGCAGTAGAGGTAATTGCAGTGCCGCCAATGGATAGCGTAGAAAAGTTACCAGTACCTGCGGAAGATACGCCAATATTCGTGCCATCAATTGTGCCAGAATTAATATCAACATTGGTCATATCGCCGCTGTTGAAGTTAATATTACCGGAGGCATCTGCAGTAACTACCTTGGATGCTTGAACAGTACCCAAAGTTGTAATGTCGTTATAGTTAAGCTCTGTAATGCTTGAAGTCAGGCCATTCAACGTATCCATACTACCTTCAAGATAGGTAGTCAGGTCAGTCAAAGCAACCTGCTTCATGGACCCTGCGTCGTTAACAACAAGTCGATCTGCGCCAACAAGGGTAGTCGCTGTGGCAGAAGTATCGCCATCGAGGATATTAATCTCTGCGGCAGTCGGGGTAAGAGACGATCCGCCAAACGTAATACTCGTGGCCGTCAATCCGTTAACTGTATAATTAAGTGTAGAATCTAACTTTGCTGGGGTAACGGAGTCATCTGCAAGACCCGCAGTATCAATCTGTGGACCTTCGCCAGAAGTACCATCATGTGAGTGACCAGTCGATGCGTTAAACGCCGACTGGATGGCATCAAACTCTCCATCAAGATCTGATGCGTTGATAACGTTTCCGTCTGCAATGTTGTCTGCCGTATCGTTACGGACGTAGCCTGTACCCATAGTTTACCTTCTCCCGTGGGTTGCGAACTCTAGTGTAGCCGCATCAAGTGAAAATGGAGGTGTCTGACTTTCAGACACAAATTCTAAAGAAACGTTGAATCCTGATCCAACAGTCTGCGTTCCAAAAATCTTTTTCAATTTACCGCCAAAACTTCCTGTACCGTAAGTAGAAACCCCGTATAAACTTACAGTGTTTGTCTGGTTGTTAAATTCAATTTGCGGAGGTTGTACTGTTCCGTCTGTATCAAAATCTAACTTTAAACTTACGTTAGCTTCAAAAGATCCTTGGGGGTCTGTGTACAAATACATTTTGTAAAAAGTCTTTCGTACTTGCGGATCGTTAATGTAAACAAAGGGAGTAGCAAATGTTGCTACAATATCACTACCGTCAAATGACGTACCCTCTTCCATCTGGTATACATAACCATCGTCATTTGCAAAGATAATTATTTCATTTGTTTCATTTCTCTCGCTAGCAGCTACGTATGCTCTAATGCCACGTAGTTCACCCCAAGCCATGCTTTCCCCGCCTTGAGGAGATAACTGCGTACCTAGAATACCTAATGCAGATGCGTCGGTGTAGTTAGAGTTAAATCCTAACAAGCGATATTGAGACTTATCTCGTATAACTACACTTGCATAGCTTGTAGAATTCTTAATGAAATTTACCATTTCAGACTGAATTACTTTAGAAACTATTCCAATACTAAAATCATTAATACGATCTGTAGCAGAAAGTAATCGCAATCCGTCTGGTCCCAAGAAAATAACGTCTCCGCCTATCTCTTGTATTGTATCTTCGTTTACAGCCCCTACGTCCTTAGTCACACTTTGTTTTGCAAAATCTGCTTCGGATGTTCCGCTAATTACATCAATTGAACTAGAAGTAAAAACAAACAATTGATCACGGAAGGGTACAACGCCCGTAATCGGATTCTTAAAAGTAAAAAATCCTGCGCCAGAAGCTATTGTATAATCTGAGTCATCGGATGGGGCAGAATACGTAAGCTTCTTATCTTTACCAAAAAACAAATGATCTCTGTGTTCTACTGCGAATGTAGCGTCTTCTTGATCAGATGTTGCGGTTGTTATACTTGAAAAAGTTGTTCCGTCAAACTTAAAGGGCTTACTAGCACCATCAACAACAATTAAGGTTTTAGTTCCAGCAAAAGAATGTTGCGCAAAACGTACTTTACCTAATCCTGCTAAAGTAATTCCAGTAGAGGAATACGTAGCATTATCTGTTAATTGCGTCCACCCGCTACCAGAAGAAATGTACAAATGCGTGTCGTACGCAGCAATAGCGTTACCGTTAAACACAGCTAATCCACGAAATAGATTTCCACCGGCACTAACTTGAGCATCGTCAAACTTTGCATAACCCTCAATGCGACGATAGCCACCTTCAATAGAAGGTTCAAAGTTACGGAGAATACGAGCAGAACCTGGAAGTTTCGTACCATGCTGTAGGGGCGATAAGTTAGAAATTAACCCATCCGAAAACTCAAAGGAAAAAGTTTGCCAATTATCTTGGGCCATTAAAGTCTTCCAAATAAAGTGTTAGACACGCTGCTGGACCTAACAGCCGTAGATCTTACGTATTCGGTGCGATTGACTAGCATAGATCGCATTTGTTTGATACCATCTTCAAACTTATCTCGCATAATTACAGCATCTTGAGAATTGGATCTAAATAAATAAGCGTAGTACATAGCCCCATCAATAATCACATGCCTAAATCTTTCTGGGATAATCGGTACATCTGTTGCACTAATCATATCGACTGGAAATCTAAAATACTCGTAGACTATCTCGTAGTCTTCCTTGGGAACTGGGGTAACACCATATTCAAAGTTAGGAGTCTGGAATACGTACTGAGGAACTCCACGAATACCTGTGCTTGTGTTGTACTCTTGATCTACATAGTTATCTAAATATTCTTCGTAGGATAGCACTGAAAGTTTAATTGTGTCGTTACCAAGCGTGGCATTTCTTTTAATACGAAAGGAATCCATATCCACAGTTTTGCAGTCCGAAGGCAAAGAATACCGAGTAGTCCCCGCAGAAAGATCTTCTTCTTGCTCTACATGATTAAACGGCCACTCGTACTGTGATTGATTAATGTAACGAACCGCAGAGTTAACAGCGTCTTTACCTTGTTGATAAAAACCAGACGCTGTGCTGAAATTAGAAGAAGTAAGTTGTACTTCGTTTAAGCGAGTGTTTACGTCGTTAACTAGACCTAAAAAATCATATGCCATGCTAACGCTCCTTGACCTTCATTTTGATAGATCGCTCAGATGTACTTCCTGTAGAGTCTGATATGCGACAAGTAAATGTGTACTCTTCATTGTGAGTTCCCCCAGCAATATTAATTGTCGCAACCTGTGTTGTATTTGTCTGAGAAACATTCTGTATTGTGTCGGTTGTTGCACCGCTACTTGCAGTAGCCAACGTCTCACCAGCATCTATTTGTGTTTTAGTGTTATACGACTTGCTTTGAACAAACCAAACAATACTGTTAATTTGAGCATCTGCCAAATACCTAGACCAATCGACACTGTAATCCAAAGTCTCATCTGGGTCTTTATTGGGCCATCTAAAACTCATTAGTTTTCCTCTGTAATATAAACTGTTCTATCCGCAGATGTGGATGTTCGTTCAATGTAAACTGTTCTAGCTTCTGCGGATACGTATATTGTTCTTTCTGCGCTTGTTATACTCATTAAGCGGCCCTTGGTAAATATACTGTACGTTTTTTACTATAATTTTCAGCTTGAGCGGGATAGTCAAATATAACAGTGGAAGTTCCAGCAGTTGTAACTTCAGAGGTTGCTGATACAGAAGTTATTTCAACACCCGCATTTCCAGCAACATCTGGTACTGTTACCTGTCCAGTCCCTTCAGTTGAACTAATCTCAAAATTAGCATCGCCAGAAACTGTAACTGTATTCGCTGTAACTGTGCCTGTTACGAAGTCTACAGATATGACATTCTCAGTGCTGACATCAACGTCATCAACAGTACCAGTTGCTTCAGCACTTTCAGGTTCAGCAATTGCATTAGATTGAACAATAGCAGTGGTTACTTCGCCTGTAGCTTCTACACCATCGACACTATCAATACTAGCTTCGGCTACTACATCACCTATTCCACCATTAGCTGTGACACCTTGCACTGATGTAATAGAATGTAGCGCATCACCTTCAATGACTACGTCAGGATCTACATTACCTGTTGCACTGACACTCGCAAGTTCAAAGTTTGCGATACCACTAAGCGTTACTGTCTCTACTTGTCCGGTTGCCTGTACTCCATCGACAGGTACGTCTTTTGGTATGGAGATATCGACTGT